GTGGTATCTGTCGTCCACCCGCGACAGCTATGACTACCGACGCAACATCTGGCCGAACAAAGCAAAAGACCTGCGTAAGTGGGGCCCGGACGCCTTCCCCTTTGAAGGAGCCTCGGACACGGAGGTGCCCCTCATTGACCAGTTTATCAACACTTACGTTGCGCTGTGTATGTCGGCGCTGTCGCGGGCAAACATCCGCGCCTACCCGGTAGAGCTGGGCGACCTTCAGCGGGCTCGGGTCACCTCCGCCTTCCTGAAGTGGATGGTGGCGGCGTACATTCCTGACTTCAAGCGTCAGATGGAGCTGGGGGCCAACTACCTCTTTGAGCGTGGCATTATGGTGAGCTACGTGGGGTGGCAGAAGGAGGACCGCACGTTCCGTCAGCGGGTGGAGCTGGCGCAGATTGCTCAGGCCAGCCCCGACTTGGCCAGCCTCATCATTGAGGGCAAGGCGGACGACCAGATTGCCATCCTGCTCACCCAGCAGTTTAAGGGCGTGACGGAGAAACAGGCCAAGATTGCCGTCAAGGAGCTCCGCAAGACGGGCACGACGGAGCTGTCCGTGGTGCGTCAGTCGGTGAATGGCCCGGTGGTGAACGCCCTAGCCCCTGACGGGGATGTGTTCTTCCCGGCCTACACCACCGACTACCAGAAGGCCCCGTATTGCTTCCTGCGCGTTCTGATGTCGGCCCAGCAGCTTGAGAACAAGGTGGCGACGGAGGGCTGGGACTCCGACTGGGTGGACAACGTGATGGCCCAGCAGCCCGTCTCCATCGACCTCACCGATCCCCGTACCAACACGGAGACCAATCGCTCGGCTCAGCAGATGACCAACGAGCTGTACGAGGTCATCTACGCCTACCAGCGGATGGTGAAACGGGAGGATGGCTCGCAGGGCATCTACTGCACGGTGTTCAACCAGAAGTGGACGGGCCGGGATGGTGAGCCCAAGTATGCCAAGTTTGAGCTTCTGAACGGCTACGACGACTATCCCTTTGTCGTCACCAAGCTGTTTGAGGACAACAAGCGCCTGTACGAGTTGGCGACGGTGCCGGAAATGCTGCGTGGCCTGCAATGGGCCATCAAGGGCGAGCGGGACAGCCGTTCCGACCGCAACAGTATGGCGACCATCCCGCCCCTGCTCTACCCCGTGACGGGTCAGCCGCCTACGGACTACGGCCCGGCGGCTCGCATCCCCTACCGGCGGATGGGGGAGATTCAGTTTGGGCCTACGCCCCCGTACAACCCGGGTAGCGTGGAGCTGGAACAGACGATGCTCCAGCAGGCGAACACGATGATGGGGCTGGATCACGAGAATCCGATGTCCCGCATCCGCCAGCAGCACTTCGTGGACAAGTTTTTGCACCACGTTCGGGATGTCATCCGGCTGGCCTTTAAGTGCTACCAGCGCTTTGGCCCGGAACAGGTGTTCTTCCGCGTCACGGGCGTGTCCGATCCCCAGCGCTTCAGCCGTGGCGACCCGAATGAGAACTTCGACATCGTGGTCAACTACGATGTGTTGTCCGCTGACCCCGAAAACCTCGAAACCCAGCTCAATCAGTTTGTGAGCTTGGTCCAATTCGACCGGAATGGCCGCATCAATATGGACCGGATGCTGGAAGTGATGGCCTCAGCCGTCAATCCGGTGCTGGCCGATGCCGTTCTCCAGCCTGCCGAGGAGGCCCAGCAGCAGATCGTCAAGCAGGTGACCGACGACCTGTCCAAGATTTACGCTGGCATCGAGGTTGGGGCTCGTCCGAATGGCGCTCAGGTGGCGATGCAAACCATCCAGCAGTATTTGCAGCAGCCGGACGTTGGTCAGCGCTTCCAGCAGGACAAGCCGTTCCAAGACCGGCTCAACAAGTATATGCAGCAGTACCAATTCCAGATGCAGCAGATGCAGAACGCCCAGATTGGGCGGATTGGTACGGCTCCCGCCCAGATGGGCGAGGTGAGCACGCAGGGCCTTAGCGCTTAAGGGCGTCCCAGCGCTCCTTAACGACCTTGTAGTTGGACCGCTCCAGTATGTCGTTGAGGGTGCAGATGCGCCCGGCGATCTGCTGGAGCATTTCCGTGGGCCGGTCTTCGAGGTTGGCGATCCAATGCTCGCGGGCGTCGTGCAGGGAGGTCAGAAACTCAAGGAAGTGCTCGTTGTTCTGAAGGATTTCTAGGGACTTAGGGCTCATAAAGGGATGCCCAAGCGGGGCTCCAACCCGCATCTTCGCTCAATCCCCAAGGGGTTGCCTTCCACGCCGGTGGGCGGGGCCTTGGTAGAACGCCCGGAATCCGGGCCAGCGAAATGCTATGCTTTGCACCATTGGGCAGGAGCAAAATGGCGGAGGATGACTAATTAAGTCAAGTACGGAAAAGCTATGCTAGCATCCGCCCCATCGCAGTCGCCAAGGCGCAAAGATGGCGGATGAAATATGTCAGAAGTCGTAACGTCCGACGCGGGGGACGCTAAACCTGCCGTGGAAACCAACAAGCCAATGACGGACAAGGATTTCCTGTCCTCCCGTATTGCCAAGCTTACTGGCAAGCAGCCTCCCGCTGCTTCCAAAGAGCCTGAATCGGTTCCTCCGAAGGAGCCCGAAGCCAAGGAGCCCCCGCAAGAGGGCGAACCCAAGGCCGAGGCCGCTCCCCAGAAGGAAGTTCTTTCAAAGGAAATTGAGGACCTCACAGATGAGGAGATCGCTGAGCTTGCCCAAAAGGGCAAGAGCGGGTTGCTCAAGCGGATTGCTGAGCTCACGGCCAAGCGCAAGCTAGCCGAGGAGAAGGCAGCCGCGCTGGAGTCTGCCATTGTGCAGGCTCGGCAGCAACTCCCTGACGCCAAGGTTGAGGATAACCCCTACGAGTCGATTGCTACCGTCGAAGACCTTCAGAAACAGAAGGAAGAGGTGGATAGCTTCATCGAGTCGGCAGAGGACATCCTTTTCAAGGCGGAGGACTTTGGTGCCAACGACGTTGTTTACACAGCGGAAGACGGCAAGGAGTGGACCAAGGTGCAGGTACGCGAGATGCTCCGAAACGCTCGTCGTCGTCAGACCAAGTTCATCCCGGCGCAGTATAAGGAGCTTCAGCTCCGAGCACAGCGCGATGGGCTGGAACAGCAGTTCAAGACCTTGGCCAAAACCGAGCTGTCTTGGATGGATGGCGATGATAACGATGTGAGGAAGCGGTATGAGGCGATGGTCAATGACCCGCGCCTGAAGGAGGCCAAGCGCCTCGTTCCAGAGATTGCTCCGCAGATTGAGTATCTGGTGGCCCACGCTGCCAACTCCATCTACGGGCGCCGCACGTTGCCAATGGACGGCAAGTCCAAGGGCGTAACCCTTAATCCTCCCTCGTCCCCCGCCTCCACGGCGGCTGCCCCGGAGCGTCCTGAAAACCGCTTCGACCGGCAGCTCAAGGACATTGAAAGCCGATACAAACAAACAGGAAGCGCCAACGACTTCATCGCCCTCCGTGCAGCTCAACTCTCGAAACGTAAATCCTAATTAGTTATGTCGTTCTCCAACACCTACGATACCACCTCGCCCGGCAGCGCGGCCCTCAACCGTGAGGACCTCCACGACGCCATTAGCACGCTGGCTCCCAGCGAAACGCCGCTCCTTAGCTCCGCTGACAAGTTCAAGTGCAACGCCACCTTCGTTGAGTGGGGCGTGGACAAGCTGTCCGCTCCCGTCACCACGGCGGTGAGCGAAGGCGCCGATGTCACCGACTTCGACGACAAGTTTGAGTCCGTGGCCCGCCTTGGCAACTACGTCCACAAGCGGCGCCGGTCCTTCCGCGTGTCCGATCTCCAGCAGGCCGTCTCCTCGGTTGGCCCGCAGGACATCGCCCGTGCGGAGATGAAGGCCGTCAAGGAGCTGAAGCGTGACGTTGAAACCGTCCTCCTCGGCACGCAGGATCGTGCGGCTGAGAACGGTGGCGGCACGGCCTACACGATGCGCGGCCTCGGCGACTGGATTGACTCGGCTGGTCCGGCGGATGTCCCTTCGGACTACCGCACTCCGGCTGGCTCCATCCACAGCTCGGGCACGTTCAACGAGACGGTGCTGAACAACCTCATCACCTCCATCTACCGCCAGAACGGTTCGACCAACAGCCTCACGCTGCTGGCTGACACCGCCCTGCGCCGGGTGGTGACCGACTTCGCCCGTGCGGACGCCACCACCGGCGCCCTCCGTCAGTACAATGCCAACAGCTCGTCCGGCCTCATCAAGCTGGCGGTTGGCCAGTACCAGTCGGATCACGGCATTGTCACCATCGTGGATATGAATCCCGACACCGCGCCGGACACCACCAACAAGGACACCGGCTACCTCATCAACCCCGACTTCTACGCGGTGGGTGAGCTCATCCCGCTCGGCTCGACCCGCCTGCCGAACCTCGGCGGTGGCGAGCGCGGCTACGTTGACTGGACCGGCACCCTCAAGGTGGCGCATCCTGCCGCTCACGGCAAGATCACCGTCCTCAGCTAAACCCTAACCAAGGAAACTACTACAATGGCTAAAGTTACTGTTAACGAGCTGGGCGGCTTCACGGACTACGTTCGTCTGGACCACAATGATCTGATCGCCATCGGCAACGGTGGTAGTCGCGTCATTGCCAAACTTCCCGCCCATTCGGCGGTGGAGCTGGCGGCGGTCGCCAACACGGTGGACATCGCGGGCTCCAGCTCGCTGGTGATCGACGTTGGCACCACCTCCGGTGACCCGGACGAGTTTATCGACGCCCTCGATGTGGACGCGATGACGGTTCCGGTGTTCAACACGGGTGACCAGTTCACCTCCGGCTACAGCAAGGCGGTCAAGGCCGTCACGTCTGAGACGGATGTGCTGGTCAAGGTGACCGACTCCGCTGTTGCGTCGCTGACGGCTGGCGAGATCATCATCGCCCTTCGCGTCATCGACCTGTCAAAGTTCAGCTAAGACCACACTCGGCTGATAGAATGGGGGCGCATCCTAGGTGGGTGCGCCTCCTTTTTTATGCACATCATCACCAAGCTGCCCGGGGAAGGGGCTGTGAAGGACGCCCTGATCCGCGAGATTCGCACGGGCTTTGAGCTCATCAAGGTGAACGAGAAGAAGGAGGAGGTCCTTGCGGCTCACGAGGCTAGCCGTTGGAAGGGCCACAAGACGATTCCGGGGCTGGGCAAGGCCGTGGCTTTCTATCCGGCTGACGAATACTTCCGCCTCATCAACAAGTATGGACGGCACGAAGTGAACAGCAAGGAGTTCATTCGCTACCACCAGAAGAAGTTCCCCCATCTCTGTCCCAATAAGGTGTAATGACTACCGACACTTACGGCAATCTGCTGGAGTTGGTGAAGGCCCTGTCAGGCAACACCGCCCTGACGACTGAGGAAAACTCCCTAGTCAACCAGTTTATCAACCGGCGCATCTACAATGCCTACCGGCGGATCAACTACTGGCCCCGCTATCTGGTGCTGGGGGAGGCGCGGGCGGTGAGTGGTGGGTCGGTGCCCTTTACGCAGGCCACCCTCAACCCGATTGGCAGCTTCCTCCGCATCTACGACGAGGCCCCCTATGGCACGTACAGCGTGACGGAGCTGACGTACAACGTCACTTCGGATGGGGCTGACATCGTGTCTCCGCCTGACGGGCTGGACACGGTGTACGTGGACTACAAGAAGCGCTGGGA